CATAATCTATTTCTAATGTGCCTGGTTGCGGAATACTAACCTCAAAATCTATTTGATTACTGACCGATGATGAGACAATACCAAACGATGGTGATGGCATTACGCTATTCACACCACTATCTAATAAGTTAAACTCTATTTGTATTCCATCTACATTCTTTTGGACGATTTGATATATTCTTGTTCCACCACGAGTATGTAATGCTTGATTTGGTAGAACATCCACATCTACTAATACGAAATCACCAACCTTTAATGCATTTGTGGTAGCATTTCGTATGCAAGTCAATTGCACTAATGGATTGCCAAATTGATTTCTATCAAAATATTTTTTTAGATGACCAAAGGCACGACCCAAGCTATAATCGTTAACGTTTACATTTCCAGCCATACCACCAATACTAAATGAGTATTCATCATTATTTAATCCACGAATGCCATTAAAATCTATTTGTTCTATCTTTGATGATGGGTCAATATCACTTGTAGTAGAATAAATAATAGGAAATACTTGTTGTATCGTTGCGTTGGTTTCTCCTTCACTTTGTGCTGACGATAATGTATCTCTGGTATATGACTTAATGGTTTCTAGGTAGTAAGTTCCACCAACAGCCAATACTGGTTCATTTGTATTCCAACTTTGTTCGGTTCCAGCTATCACGCTTATATCGTTGAGTGTTGCAAGTCCTGCTGATGAGGTTGGAATATAAGTTGAGAATAAACGTAATACAGATTGTGGAACACCATTTACATTTTGTGGCTCAAATGTATAGCCAAGACCATATGGCTTACAGATATGCTTTTCTATAAACTCTCCTGCTTCCATCGGTTCTTCCATTCTATATACCATTTTTTCTAATGGTCGTATCGTTTCTAATGTTGTAATAGAACTACTATCAAATGGAATAGAAAGTTGTGGTGTGCTTCGTGGGAAATAACTACCTGATAAAATATCACGAAGAACTTGATATGGGGTTGCGTTGATAAATAAAGTTCCCTTTACTTGTTCATTACCAGGGGTAGAATAAATCCAAATAGCAGGTAAATCATTTGTAAAACTTTGTGCTGGCATACTACCGATACTGGTAAATCGTGGATCATTAGATGGTAATTCTACAATATGAATTTTCTTGATTTGCTGCACTGATTTATCACGATTTGCATTAGATGGTGTTTCCAACTTATCAACACCATAATAGTAAAATGGACCAGTTGATGAACCACTAAAAGTTATTCTTGCACGAAGTGGTTGTTGTCCCGCATACACATCAAACTGCACGCCTGCGTTTGTGTTAAACTTTTCACCGTATGACCAAAAGTTTCTTTCACTTTCTACATCATTACTAAATAATGTAAGCCATCTATCATATCGTAATTGTGTATTGGCGTTTGCAGCTACCTCACTCTTTTCTATAAAAAGTGGTGTAGTTTGTGGTAATGACGATTGACTATCAGGCATTTCCAACTTATCCATAATACCAAGTGGTAATACTGACTTATATACTGCACTGCCAACTGTTGCTTCGGTGGCAAATATCTTTTGTTTTAGGAGTTCGAGGTTGTCCCCGATTTCTATTGTATAGGTCAGCTTGGAAGATAAATCAAATTTATTTACTCGACCACAGAAATATAGGTTCCAGTTAGAACCACCATCAGTGCTTTCTTCTATAATAGCTTTCTTACCAACCAAACTTAACTTACCACTTGCATCACCAATAAAGGCAGATGCCCAGCGAGTGGCGTTATTACCTGCCTGGGTCTTTGCATCAAGGAGTTCTACACTATATGCACCGACAGATGAGCGACCCGATTTAATATCAAATTGTCCATTTTGACCGCGTGGAATACGCATATATGGGGCATATCCTGCTAAACTACCAGATGGAAGGGTTGTAATCTGGAATGGTTCGCTATGCGAAGCACCTGCTGCTGGTGTAAGAGAGGTGGAACTGGTTGTGAATGCCGTTCCATTTATTATTCTCAATCTATACGCTAAGGACATTATTAATACCCGTCGTAAGCTGTGCTACTATTTCGCATTACAATACGGATGGTTCGTGTGCCATCTGGTTCTAATGCGTGTGCTCCGTTGATTGGTTCTACTAAATAGGATAGGACATAAGATGCACTATCTTTGTTTGGATACCACCTAAACTGGTTTTTTTGTCTTGCATATTCTAAAAATGCACGACATCCTGTTGCTCCATCCCATCCTGTTCTGGTTGGATTGGTCAAGTTATCAGTTGGTATCCAACGAATATCACCTTCTAAAATATAATTGGTATTAATGACCCATGCATCTTCGGTTCCACTTTCTACTTGTAGGAACTGCGAACCATCAAATGCACTACTATATGATGCCCAGTTATCTAATGGGTAACCGATATTAAGTGTATTTGCAAAACTGGTTCCCCAAGTAATCTTTGGTATTCTGTATATTCCCATGTTATGCACCAGCCATGTTAAATTTTATTCTTCTATTTGATACAGTTTCCAATGCACCGATAAATGTTCTTTGTGTATCTGGATTGCTCATATCTAATAATGAGCCTCCTTGCACAATAATAGTAGTTGGTTGTGTAGAGAAGGTATTTCTACCTAATTGACTATTACTAAATCCACCACCACCAACACCACCTGCACCACTACTACCACCCATTGCACCACCAGCAACACCTGCCAACGATGCGGCGGCAAAGTTAAGTCCTGCTGCCTTAAAGAAATCTTTAGAACTCTTACCACCTATTGGACCAAGTGCTGCAGCCGCAAACCCAGAAGCTAAGTTAGATAAACCTTTTACAAGTTGTTCTCTTCCTAATATTTGTAAGCTTTGACCGATTGCTTGTTTTGCTGCTTGTCCAAATGCTTTTAATCCATCTTTACCAGCAGCCAATGCTGCACCCATTGCACTAAATGCATCTGCTAATGCATTAACACCAATCTGGACTGTATTAAACAATGCACCTTCCTGCACACTTTCCGCCGCCGTTTTTTCTAATTGTGCTAATCTATTTTGTGCTTCTAATATTGGTCCAGCCAATCCTTCTGCTTGTGCGATTGCAAGTTCTGCTCGTGCTGTTTCTAATGCTTGTTTAAGGCTTGCGGTAAATTCATTATTAATACCTTTTGCCTTCTCAAAGTTCATTATTAATAAATCAGTTTCTGCCTTACTATTTGCCAATGCGTTCTTTGCAGCTTGTTCTGCTAACTTTCCACTATCTTCTAATCTTTTCTTTTGCTCGTCTGCTATTTCTTTTTCACGCTTTGCAAGTTCTTCTGCTGCTTTTTGTTGTTTCTCATATTCTTGTGTAATTGCTCTTGCTACAATTTCTTCTGCTTGCTTTGCAACATTTAATTGATCTAATGGTGCATTAATATTGTTTAATATATCCGCATATTGATTAGATAATTCATTTAACCGAGCTTGTCGTTCTGCATTTAATCCATATCCAGAGTTCTGTAAGTCAAAGAGTTGTTTAAACTCATTAAACTCCGCTTGAAGTAGTTTTTGACGAGCCGATGCAGCATCGCTGGAGCTCTTTTCACCACGAGATTGTGCATCTTCTTGTATGGCGGCTTGTGCGGCAATTCTTGCAGTTTCTGCATCAGTAAAGGCCTTTTCTAATTTTTCTCTTTCTACTGCTGTTTGTCGTAATATCTCTAATCTTTTTTGTTGTGTTACTCTTTCTAATTCGGCTGGATCTATGATACGACCACCAGCCGCCCCAGAAAAATCTAACATAGCAAGTGCCGCTGTCTTTGCTTTTTGGTCTACTGTATCAAAATATTTTGTTAAAGCACTTAATGCACTTGCGGATGTGCTCTTTGCCGTTGTTTCAGTTGATTGCAACAACGCTATATTGTATGCCTCTACACCTTCTTTTAATCTAATGTATTCTAATCTTAAACTTTCTAATGATTTCTTTGACCCTGCTTGTGCTTCTTCTAAATCTTTTTGTATTTGTTTTTGTCTATTAAAAGCATAGATTATACCACCTACACCAGCAACAACACCTGCTCCAACAATTCCTCCTGGGACGAATTCCATTAGAGCATCACCAATACGAGCAATCGGTCCAGTAACACCAAACGCTGATATACCCATATCTTGGAATGCATTTTCTAATTTACGAATACCAACCGAAGAGTTGTTAGCCATACTCTTTAAGGTTGCTTCGGTTTGCTTAGATGCTTGTTCTACTTGTGTTGCGTCTAAAAATAAATCAAGCTGAATATCTTGTCCGGCCATGATTATATCCTATTATAGTTTTATACCATATGTTGCAAATGTTTGCAGCTGTCGTAATCTCTTTTTACTGGTTGGGTGGTCTGCTCCCATAGCCAAACCATTTCCTTCCATTACAACAAAGACATCACTTGCTTCTAATGCAGGTATTTGCTTTGATAAATAATAGAAATGCCAGTATCCTATTTCACCATCTTTAAATGTATTGTTGCCATAATGTTTTATAAACAACGCGATGTCGTAGTATAACTCTCTTTCTATTACTTTTTGATGAGAAGGTTTGACCCGCTTGTATGCTTCCTCAAACGGGTCATCTTCCTTTTCATCTGCTACTTCGTCTGCAACAAAAAAACATCAATTAATCTTGTTATGAATTCATTATCAGCATTTAATACATCTTCTACTGGTAATGATAATGCGACTGCTAATGCTTCTATTGCTGCAATATATGCATCTTCTTTTTGTTCTAATGTTAACCCATCAGCAAAACTCTTGCGTAATTCACGCTGAACTGATAAATGATTTTTAAAACTTAAAGGTTTAACCATATAAGTTGTGCCATTTAACTCGACCTTTACAGGTTCCGTTGCTTTAATAAATCTCTCTGCCGACATATAGACCTCTTATTAGTTGTATGTGATTGTAATATCGTTTGCCCCGTTTAATGACGAAGGCTTGATTGTGAGTTCACTTGTGGAAACTGCACCATCTTCTCCATTACTGATGCCGATGATTTGGCAAGTTGGTAATGAAATAGTCAACTTATTACCTGCAACTGAACCGATGGTGAATGATGTTGCAAATTGTGTTCCGTTTCTTTGGAGTTCGTAAATATCAAATGAACTACTTGCTGGTGTTTCGATTGTGGTTGCAAAACTCATATCACGACGACCACTTGCAAATCCAGCGTGTGCATCTGTTTGATTGATATTCACTCTTGGGTTAATTTCACGACCAAGAGTTAAAGTAAATCCACGAACAATTGCAGTTCCAAATGTTCCAAGAGCTAATGCAATGTTTTCTGTCTTTGGTGGAACTGTGGTGTTGTAGTTGATTGTTGCAACATTTGCATCAATAACTGAACCAGACATTAAGGCTGAAACATCAAATGTGTATTGTGCTGGACTTGCTCCATCACTTGCTAATGTAAAGGTTCCAATACCACCAACTGCGGTGTATTGTTCTTCACGAGCAAACAATCTTACAGCAACACTACTATCTGCTGTTCCAACTGCTTCTGGTTGATAGGTCCATGCTCCTGCTGCATACGATGCAGAGAAGCCACATGCTTGCAATAATGCATGCACATCTGGTGGAGTTGTTGCGGTTGAGGTGTATGCTGAACCACTACCACGTGCTTCCATTACAAGGTTGATTTCTGCAAATCGGCCTGTTGGTGAAACGAATGGTTGTGCTCCTGCGGTTGATGGTGAGTTTGGTCTTGCACCATCATTTACATAATTGATTGCCAAAGTTGGCAATTCACTAACTTGGACGGCATGTGTCGTTGTGTTAAAAGCACTTGCTGTTGCATATGTGCTTTCTTTTTGTGCGAGAACGCCGTAGCCAATAACTGACTTAAAACTCATTTTGTTCTCCTAACATTAAGGGTTTGTGTCTCTTACTCTAAAAGTAATCAAGAGAGATGAGAGTAAATTAACATCTTGCTCCTGAGTTATGGAACGGGGCGTTTGACGAATATTAGTCATTTGCATGACCTCTATATTGTTGTCCGTTCTCGCTGCGGAGTTCTCGTTTTTGCTCCACTGCCGTAAGCTTTGCATTACACAGGATAAAGTTTTATAACTTAAATCTGTGCCAGTATGCGTAGCTACTATTTTATTCCAATATGATACAGCCAAAGTAATTTCCACATCACGAATAGATGTTCTAACCTCTGGCATAATAAAATTTACATCATCTGCCAACGAAATCATCAATACAGGAAATGCTGATGGCTCCCCACCAGCGGTCATCCAGTAATCTGTGGTTTCTGCATATACACCATTAATCGTTGGTAGGCTACCACTATTAAGATATACATTTACACCATAGGTAGGATTTACTAATGCAGTTTTTAATAATCCAATTGTTTCACTAATCATTAGCAACTCCCTGGTGGATCACATTCATCATTAAATGCATTTATCTTCGTCATATAAATTTCTACCTCTTCACCGTCACCAGTCAAAAGAATATGACGAACTGCATATGATTGGTCCTCAATTTGTATAGTATTCTGTACATCTTTTGGTATTTTCGTGGCTACATTTCTTCTTACTGTAAGACGAAACATATTTTCTACTCTTTCTACACCACGATCATCTTGTAATAGTGTTGACTGCTGATCCAGTATCCCCTGAAAGTATATTGGGTCGCCGTCTATCGTTATGCGGCATTCTTGACCCGCCACTTGCATCATCCTGTCTAAGCCAAAGGTCCATAGGGTCATAATGTGTAATCTCGGATATTCTGGTTTGATAAAAAGAACCACTACTATAATTATCTTTCGTTATATCAACAATTGTATTTAACATACTTTTTACAATAAAAAAGGGGACGGGCGATGTGACGCCCGCCCCCAATTTTAATATTGTATTACTTGTCTATATTAGACAGTAACGTTTGCCCACTTCACGATTGACGCAGGTTGTCTTACGACTGTATCTGCGAACATTTCGAGATTGAGGATTGTTTGACCTGTTGCCAACTTGGTAAGGTCATCACGCTTGATTTCTACTGCACCGAATGTTGCTGCGGTTGCCTTACTGAAATCACCGAACAAGGAAACTGCCTTTCCAGCAGCTGGACGACTTAGGTATCCAGTACGGAATACACGGTTACCTGCTTGAACGATATCAAGGATACTCATGCCTGAACCAGCACCAAATGCTTGGGTTGAGAACATTTGTGAGTATACATCGTGGTCTACAACGAATACTGAGTTATCAACGTTTGCGTTGTTCTTAGCAACTTGTGCAATCATTGCACTTGCTGATGCTAATGCCATCGAACCAGAAAGGTTTAATGCGGTGATGTTAGAATCTTGTGAGATACCAGTCATACCAGTTCCGCCTGCACCTGAGAATGATTGACTATCGAAGATACGGACTGATTCCGCTAGAAGGTCATTATATAATTCACTTTCGAAATCATAGGTTCCGTTCAATTTACCGAGCAAGTTACTGAAGAGGTAACGTGCGCCGATACGCTTTGGACTCCAGTTCTTTAATCCTACTACTACTTCGCTGTCGCTGATTGAACCAGTTTCTGCAAATGTTGCAGCTACGGTTGGTGTTGAGTAGAATGGCATACTGGATACGTCATTTAATGAAACGATTTGACCACCGATACGTGAGAGTAATGCACCTTCACGAAGTGATTCTTCGAATGTTAAGAATACTTTACCAGTCAAGTTTGCACCTGTGTTGCCGTATGCTGTTCCATCGCGTGTTACGCGTGACTTAATCATAGGAACGTTGGTTGGAAGGTAAAGTGTTCCGTTACTGATTGCACGTCCTGCTGCACGTGCTTGGTCAACACCACGTTCTGCAAGTTCGCTGTTGTCGCCACGTAACCATGAAGTTACTGCGGTTGCGAATTCTGGTGTTTCGTTCTTTTTAACGTGAATTGCTGGTGCTGATACCTTGTCTGTGTTTGACTTGGTTTCGAGGATTTCTAATGCTACTGATTCTGCTGTACGACCTTCCTTAATCCAGGTTGCGAGGTCAGCAGTTCTTTCGTACTTAGCTGCTAATTCAGCTAAACGAACTGTGTTGTCGGCTCCGTTTGTAGAGCCAGGTTGATTGCTCATGTTGTCTCCTGTGTTTGAGCGTGATTTGGCTTTTGGAGCCGATTTCATAATAACCTTTTCTTCTTCGTCTGTTGCTTCACCTTCTGCGGTTTCCATGGATGCTGGCATATACATGCCTTCTTTATCCATTTCTTCCTTTGGCATTTCTTCAGCAGGCATTTCTTCATGCTCTGCTTTTTCTTCCATCATTACATCTTCGGCTACCTCTTCTAAGTCATCGGCTAAACTTTGGAGAAGAGTTAGTTTTTCTTCTTCACTCAAAGTATTCACCATTTCCATGACGGCGCCAAAATCGCGTTTCTTCATGTCTGGTTCCTCTGTTTGTGGTTGTTCGTCCATTCTACCTATCCCTGCTTTGATATAATCAGCAGGGGTAGTAACCACGCTGATTTCATATAAAGTCCAACGAGTTGCGATATATTGCGGAATATCGTTGATAGCTTCTGCTTCTCGCATCTCGTTGATTTCATAGCCAATAGAAATACTTTTTAATATACCATCTTTAATATCAGCTGATATTTGACGAGCTAATTCGCTATTCTTACTTAAACGAACCATTGCTCGTAGTTGGCCTGGAACTAACCAAACCTTTTCTACGATGCCAATATATTCGTCATTTTTATGATTGTATAAAAGAGGAACTGCCCCAGCTGCGACTCTTTCATAATCGACCGCTTCCTTTGTATGCAACAAGGTTTCATATCCAAACTGACGGCGATATGGAACATCACTTGATGCGGCAAGCTCAATCACCAAGCCTGCATCTGTTTCAGTAGGATTAGTGATTTCTAATGTTCTTGTGGATCTGTTGTTTAATAATGTCTTTATATCCATACTAATATATAGTTGTTAAAAAGTCAAAAATACAAATGATGTGGAGCTGAGGGGTGATGTTTGCGTTTTGCTTCCAAGTAGGCTGCTCTTGCTTCCTGTTCCGTATTATATAGACCTAAGTAAATATATTTCTTTTGTAGATATATTTGTGCTCTCCATTTTCTTGACCGCTTATGCCAATTGTATCCCTTTTCAGTTGGATTATTGTGTCTATTTTGAGCAGGTGTTTTAACTATTAAATTTGACTTTCTATTATTAGCTCTATTGTTGTCCTCATGGTCAACCTCTTTATCGGCTGATGGGTTCATCAACATTCTATGAGCGTATGTATTTGTTATTTTTCCATTATTGTTTTTAGATGTCTTGGCATATCCATCATCTATTCGCCAAGTATGGTTTTTAACAAAGTCAAAGTCCTCTGCATCAAAGAACATTTCTTTGTTGTCTTTTCTATTATAAACTATTAAAGTATCACCAACAATTTTGTATTTGTTTAACATATAACCTATTCGTTTGTGTTAGTCGGCTTCTTCTTCCGCGAGGTCTTGGGCTTGGGCTGCTGCGTATTCTTCGGCGTCATTTGCCGTTTGGACAATTCCTGCGGCTGCTGCGTTTGCTGTATCAACTGCTTTTGGGTCTCCTGGGACAATATTGACCCCATACTTTTCGATTTCGGCTTCTTCCATAGCAAGTTGCTTAATGTTGCTAATAAAGTCTGTGCCAAGTTCTGCACATACTTGCGTGCGTGTGTAAAGTCCATTATTAATACCCTCTATATACCCCTTCATATCTTTTGATGGGTCTATTGTTGAGTGGCGGGTGCCACGGAATGCAACCTCATAATAGTTTGCTGCATCCATCGAAGGAAGAACAACTCCACCATGTAACAATGCGTGTTCTATCCATTTCTTATAAACCTTCATATGAAAACATTTAATAAGCCATCTTTGGATTTGTTGGAAATGTTCTCTTTCTACGATAGAACTGAAACGAACATTTGCACTATTACCTTGGCTTGGGTCTGCGGTCAAGGTTGCATATGAGATAAACAATCCAGAAGCAATACTCTTTAAGTATGCATCAGTAGTTTGCTGGAATGCTTGACTTGGGAATTGTAGGTTTAATGCTTGTAGGTTCTTTCCGTGGTCCAGTTCTAATATTTGACTATATGCCAAGTTGATTTCTGGTTGACGATATTGTGGAACTACTGCATTGCTGACCGATACATCATCCACCCCAACTGGGTCAGGTTCGGTGTTCGTCATTACAAGGGGGGTGGTTGCTGCAATACTGCATGCTTGTAAATGTGCTTCCAAGTATTGGTTTAATCTTGATACTGTATTGAGGACTGCGGTGGTCCAAGGAAGGGAACGAACAGCACCAGGAATATCATTATCAAAAATATGTAATATTTCGTCTGCTGGTACGCGTTCTCTTACTCTTGGGATTTGTGTGATGTCGCTTGGAAGGCGGTTCCATACGTGATAGGCAATTGGGCGACCGCGGCGGTCAAACTCAATACCCATAATGATTATTCTATCACTTTCACCTTGCTGACCCAATACTGTGTTGTAATTAACATCTAATAAAGTTGGGTCAAGTATTTGTAAAGCAAATCCGTATTTGTTTACGTCCTTACCTGTGACCATACGAACTAATGCTTCACCATCGCGAGCAACTGTGCGGATGACCATCTGTTCTGCTTCTGCAAAGGTTAGGGTTGTATCGTATGTTGCTTCACGGCACCAATCCATCCATGCCTTTCGTATTGTGTTATTTACTCGTTCAGCTAACTTACCATTTGGTGCGGTCACAACTGGTTCTAACTTTAGTCCGTCTTGACCTACCACGAATACAGAGATGACTTCCATATAGCGTTGAAGGTATGGGTCAATCTTTACTAAATACCGAGAAAGGTCACGGGTGCGTTCTAAATGTAATAAGAGGTCTTGATTAGCCGAGGCAAATATACCACGATTAAATGCAAACTGAATTGCTGGTGCTGGAAGGCGGGCGTCTCCCAAGCGTGGGTGTGTTCTCTTCATTACAACTTTTTTCTTTTCCTCTTTCTTGTTTTGACCGAAAAGGAAATCACTAAGTCTATTAGCCATTATATTATCACCGCCGTTTGTTTGATGCCTGTTCTACCCAATCGGGCATTTACAAGTGCTCGTCTTTCACTATCCCAGAACCCTCTTTCTGATAGAAGGTCTTTGCGGTTCATCATACTGATAGAACGACCTGCGATAGAAATACTTTCTGCTGCTTCCCCTGCGGACAACTGGTTGAGTAGTGCCTTCTCAATCAACTCAATCATACGAGTGCAGAGATATTCCTTACTTGCTTGCACTGCGTAGTTGGTCTGCACATTTACAACACCCTTTTCTACTGTAAATGCCATGCTTGCACTATTCATACGAATGGCGAAATCATAGACACCAGCTTTTAGATATTGTCCTTGTGTTGCACTAATGGTATATAAGAAACCATCCTCGACATAGTTAGGGTCGGTAGATGGTGTAGAGATTGCCCCACTCACTGCAAGGTTTGTGGGTCCATTAAAGTATAAAACAGATGTGTAGTCGCTGGAAGGATAGTCCGTATAGTGTTGTGTAAAGCGGACTGTATCCCCTGCAATAAAATCTTTAATCATAGTATCCCCAAAGGTTCTTCACATAAATAGATGGTAAAAAGTCAAAAATCATCTAATATATACAAAAAACCCCTGTATTTCTACAGGGGTTGATTGTTTTTGTTTTTACATTTTTGCCATAAGGGCTGATAATTTTTCATCATTATTGTATGCCAACTTAAACATATCTCCCAATCCTAAATCACAAAAAATGTCTCCCAGCACACTACCTACATTATCATAATGAGGATGTATCATAGTTTCCTTAATATCATTTAATGGAAACCAACCACACAATACTTTACCTTGATGCATTGGTGATTTTACAAAGTCTCTTAAAGTTTTTTCAGCCACATCTTCTGTAATATTTTTTGTGATAAAAATTCCAATAGAATATGGAATGGGTGAATGCTCAGGTAATATTACTGTTCCCACAATAAATGCATTATTAATGTTGTAGTCAAGAATATACTGACCTGTTCCTTCACCAAACTCTTCTGCGGTGATAATAACAATTTTATCATTATCAGGTGCAAGCGGTTTCGGTAGTGGCATTTTAGTTCTCCTCGTCATCGGTGAATGTAATATTGCCATCCTCGTCAATCTCAATAATGCCTACATTCTCTGCGCACTCTACAATAGCTTCATCACTAATATTACTGAATAACTCGTGAATACGACCAGGTGTTTCTATGCTAAAAGTATTATTGCTGTGGTTGAGTAGCAAAAATCTCTCAGCACTTTCTACCCAAATGATTTCTTTATTGTCTGCATCAAAACAAGCTGCTGATATTGTATCTTCTCTAAGCATGTCGCTAATCTTTTCTACGATTATCTCTGCGTCATTCCAGTGCAACTTTTGCATAGAACCCTCGTTCTTATTGTTTTGTGTTGCGGAACCTTGTGTCCCGAACACATATGTAATATATCACCTTGTATAGAAAAAGTCAATACCCTAACATTAGGTTTTTGTTAGGGTATTGTAATATAAAGTATTTACTATTAAATGGTATTTATCTACGGAATATGCTAAATCCCGTATTCTTGGATTGATGTAATCGTATGCCTGGCTTGTATTGTTGGACTTGTTCTTGCGGTTTGACCTCACCTTCAGGGGTCATTACATCCAGTTCTGGTTGTAGTAGGGACACTTTCTTTGCTAAATCATCCAGTTTTTGGAATACATCTGGACCTAATGCAAGCAAAGCAGCGTAAGCATAGACAAAACAATCCAATGCTTCCACTCTATCTCGTGTAGCTTTCCAACTACCAATACGCCGTGGTCCCTTAAACTCATATACTTTCTTTTCACCTGTGAGTTGATAAAGAGTTTCTTTATCCAAATATCGTTCCTGCTCTATACGCTTGGGATATGCTACAGGTAAATGTAGGTAGTTTTCCCCTGGGTCCATATTGTTTAGTATCATAGCTAAATGGTCTTTTGCAGGATTGACCCCAACTCTAAAATACAACTGCCCACTTTCTTTATAGAACTTTGCTTGTCGTTCTAATATACCACTTGTATAGTTTGCATCACCTTTGACTGCAATAATAGTTCTATTAGCATGGTCTATTTGTTTTAAGTCCCGA